AATATGGGTAGCGATACTAGGTTTGATTATTCTGCTATTGGTGATTGCGTAAATACAGCTGCAAGATTAGAGTCAGCAACCAAAGAGGTGGGTGTAGATATATTGATTGGCGAATCTACTGCAAATAAATCGCAAATTGAGTTAAAATTGTTAAAACCAATAAAAGTTAAAGGAAAAGAAAAACCTTTAGTTATTTATACAATATAGGAATAATTATGCCAAAAGGAAAAGGAACATACGGATCTAAAGTAGGTAGACCACCTAAAAAGAAAAAAGTAAAAAAAACTAAAAAGTGAAACCATCATCTGCAAAAGCCAAAGGGAGAGCTTTGCAACAATGGGTGGTAGATAAACTTGTTGAACTACTAGGATTTGATCCAGAAGATTTAGAATCAAGACCAATGGGTTCTAATGGTGAAGATATCATCATGGGCGTACAATCACGCAAACAATTTCCATATTCAGTAGAGTGTAAAAACCAAGAAGCTGTGAATGTGTGGAAAGCTTATGAACAATCACAAGAAAATTGTAAAGATTACGAACCTTTGGTTATAATTAAAAGAAACAGAACAAAACCATTGGCATTGGTAGATGCTGAGTATTTTTTAAAACTACATAAAAAAGATGATTGATAAACTAATAGGACCAGTAGGTGACATTGTTAGCAAGCTAGTGCCAGATAAAGACTTACAAGCAAAACTAAACCATGAACTTAAAACAGAATTACATAAAGCGAATATGGCGCAGATTGAAATCAACAAGATTGAAGCTGGACATAAATCCTTATTTGTTGCGGGATGGAGGCCATTTGTGGGGTGGACTTGCGGTATTGCTATGTTATATCACTTTTTATTACAGCCTATTATTATATTTGGACTATCAGCAGCAGGACTATCATTTGACTTACCAACTTTTGACATGGGTTCGCTAATGACTGTATTAATGGGTATGCTAGGTCTTGGAGGACTTAGAACATTTGAGAAAACCAAAGGAGTTACAAAATGAGTTGGAAGAACTTTGTACTAGAAGAATTTGCTTGTAAGCATTGCGGTGAAAACAAAATAGAGCATGAGCTTGTTGATAAACTACAAGAACTAAGAACAGAGCTAGGATTTCCATTTAAAATAACATCTGGTTATAGATGTGCAGACCATCCTGTAGAAATTAAAAAATCAAAGCCTGGTACACATGCTTTAGGTTTAGCAGCTGACATAGGCGTTAGAGGCAAACAAGCATTAGAAATAATATCTAAAGCTAGAGACTTTGGATTTACTGGTATTGGTGTAAACCAAAAAGGTGGTGCAAGATTTATACATCTTGATATATCTAAAGATTCACAGGGTAGACCTAGACCACATATCTGGAGTTATTGATGGATCCATTAACGTATTGGAATATTATTATCACTTTAGTAATTGCTCCAATCATTCATGGGATTAGAACTAACGCGACAGAATTAAAAAGAGTTGATATACTACTCAATAAGACTCGCGAAGAAGTTGCAAAAGATTATGTAACTAAAGTTGAACTAACAATTAGTATAGATAGAGTTATAGATCGTTTAGATAAGCTAGACGAAAAAATGGATAAATTAATTACAGGTTAATATGAGCAAAGGTGCTTTTCAAACAAGACTAGGTCAAATGGGAGAAATCCCTAACTTTCAACAAACTCCTCCAATGGCATACTCTGGTAATTATTTTATGCCACCAAAGCCAAACTATTTACCAATAGAAAAACAGTCAATGGCTAGAGTACAACAACCAATGTCTATACAACAGCCTATTGCAAACATTATGGCAGAAGGCAGTATGCAACAGCCAATGGCTCAACAACCCTCGTTCCAACAGCAAGTGCCTTCATTGTTAAGTCCACCAGAAATACCAAGACAGCCAATACAAACACAACCACAGTCTTTATTACAAACACCTAGTATTGGTATAGAGAAGCCAACGCAATATGATAGGGCATCTTCAAGAATATCTTTACCACCAATTAACTCATATAGATAATGTCAGTAACACACGAAGAAGCTGTAAAAGCTGAACAAGCACGATTATTACTTGAGTCAGATGTTTTTAAAGAAGCAACTGAAAATCTTAAAAACGAATACATCACTCACTGGTTAAACTCCAGAGACATTGGTGATGTCAACATAAGAGAAGACTTACACAGGTCTTTATTACTACTACCAGAAGTTGAAAGACATCTGCGTATCATGGCAGAGAAAGGAAAGCTTACAAAAGCGAACATCAACAAAATTAGAAATATTGGTTAATACTTTCCTTTTTACACATTCTTGATATAAAATACTTATAAATACATATAAGGAGTATTTATGAGCAATAACGGAAAACCGACTGCTTTACAAAGCGACACAGATTTAGCTGCGTCTGTTTTTGAAAGCATACTAACACCTGAAGAGGATAATGTTGAAGATGCAGTCGAAGAACAAGATGTAGCAGAAGAAGAGGTCATTGAAGATGATTCTGAGTTTGTTGAAGATGAAATAGATCAAGAAATTATAGATGAGTTGGAAGATGACGAAGAAGTTGAAGAAGAACAAACAGACGTTGAAGAGGAAGCTCCGCAACTTCAAACATTTACTGTAAAGGTAGATGGCCAAGAGGTAGAAGTCACGCAAGAGGAACTCATCAATGGATATTCTCGTCAGCAAGATTATACGCGTAAAACTCAAGAACTCTCTCAACAGCGTAAAACTATTGAGCAGCAGCAAGCAGAGTTAGAGCAAAGAGATGCGATCTATTCGCAGTTATTACCGAAAATGGAAGCCCAATTAAAGGGTGTTTTAGGTGAAGAGCCAGACTGGCAACGATTATATGAAGATGATCCAGTTGGTTATGTAAGAGAAAAACAGCTTTGGGATGAACAAAAGCAAAAGTTAGAAGCTGTCCAGGCTGAACAACAAAGACTTCAACAGGAGTCATTTGCTGAACAGCAGAAACTAATTCAACAACAAGTTGAAGAAGGACAGGCAAAGCTACTTGAGGTTATTCCAGAATGGCAGAACCAAGAGGTTGCCAGTAAAGAAAAAGTTGAAATTGCAAATTACGCAACCAATGTCTTGGGATATACCCAAGAAGAGATTAACTCTGTATATGACTGGAGAGCTTTACTTGGTTTAAGAAAAGCATGGTTAAGCGATAAAATCGCTGAAACTGTTAAGAAGAAACCAACACAAAAAGCACCAGCTAGAGTTGCAAGACCTGGTACTACAAATAAACGAAAAACGGTAACTCCTGCTAAGAAAGCAAAACAAAGATTAGCTAAGTCAGGCAAGGTGCAAGACGCAGCTAAAGTTTTTGAACAATTATTATAAATTTTAAAATAGGAAAATATCATGGCTCAAATAAATAATGTCTTTGATACATACGATGCGCAAGCTGATAGAGAACAGTTAAGCAATGTTATCTATAACATTTCTCCAACAGCAACGCCTTTTATGTCATCAATCGGTAAAAACTCAATTAAGAACGTAGTTTTTGATTGGCAAACAGAAGCTCTACCAACAGTAGATGCAACTGGTGAAATTGAAGGATTCAGATTAGACGGTTCTACATCTGCTTCTACTGCAACAGTAAGAAAAACTAATGTTGCAATGATTTCAAAAAGAGACGCAACAGTATCAGGTTCACAAGAATCAAGTGATCCAGCTGGTAAAAGATCAGAAATGGCACACCAATTAGCTATTATGGCTAAAGCTTTGAAAAGAGATATGGAAACAGCTCTTTGTCAAAAAGGTGCTAGAACAACTGGTAGTAACACACAGGCTAGGGTAACTGGTGGTTTTGAATCTTGGATTACATCTAACGCGTCAAGAGGCACTAACGGTGCTGCTGCGGGTGAAGGTGCTGCTCCAACAGACGGAACTCAAAGAGCTTTAACTGAACCTTTATTAAAGTCAGTTTTACAATCTTGTTTCCAAAACGGTGGTGAGCCTTCACTAGCGATTTGTGGTCCAGTTAATAAACAAGTTATTTCTGGTTTCACAGGTAGAAGTTCAGCTAGACAAATGATTGATGCAAACACAGTAGAGGCTTCTGTTTCTATTTATGCTTCAGACTTTGGCGAGCTAAAAATCGTACCATCTAACTTCAGTAGAGATAGATCACTATTATTAGTAGATCCAGACTATGCAAAAGTATCTTATCTAAGAGACTTTAAAACAGTTGATATCGCTACAGTAGGAGATGCAGTAACAAAAATGTTGCTTGTTGAGTATGGTTTAGAAGTAGGTAACGAAGCTGCACACGGTATCGTTGCTGACTTAACTACTTAATATAGTTAGTCAATAACTTTAAGGGATGTTTCGGCATCCCTTTTTTTTGTGCTAAAATTAAGCATGGCAAAAACTACAGTAATAGATCATAAAAAAAACTTTAAATCTGTATTTGCAACAGAGGATAATAAGTTTATATACCATACTAAACAGGACGTTAATCCTACTTTAGAATATGTAAAACAATTGTCTGAACAGACACCAGGTAAAGATCTTAGACATATAGCAGAAGTTCCAATGATTGTATATCAAAGAGCTGTAAGAGAAGGATGGGCGCAAGATCCAGCAAAATGGAAAGATTGGTTAAACCATTCAGATAACAAACCATTTAGAACATGGAAAGGTAAAGTATGACATACAACGAGCTAAAAACTAATATTGCTAATTTCTTAAACAGATCTGATTTGACTAACCAGTTAGATTTTTTTATTGATGCAACAGAGGCAGAGTTTAATAGAAGATTAAGAAATAAAGACATGGTAAAAAGAGCTACTGCAACAGCAGATGGCCAGTATTTATCATTACCAACTGATTGGTTAGAAGCTATCAATGTGCAAATAGATAGCAACGACTTTAGCCCATTGTTCCAACAGTCTATAGAATCAATGGATGTGTATAGAAAAAGCAAAGGTAATGCTACAGGACAACCTGTTTATTTTGCATTGGTAGATAACACAATTGAATTAGCACCTACCCCAGATTCAAGTTATACGCTACAATTAACATACTACGGCTCTATAGATGCTTTGAGTGATACGAATACAACGAATTTTATTTCTACATCATATCCAGACGCATACCTATATGGTGCTTTAAAACACGCATCTATCTATCTTATGGAAGATGATAGAGTTGCTTTATTCACATCACAGTTTGAAAAAGCTTTAGAAGAGATGCGAATGGAACAAGAAAAAGCAGAGTTTGGTAAGGGATCTTTAATGCAAAGACGAAAAACTTACGGAAAAACTGGCAGAAATACTTATATTTTTAAAAATAATTAGGAGAACAGAATGGCAGGATTTAGTGATTATTTAGAAGACAAGGTCTTAGAGCATGTCTTTGGTGGCAATGCTTACACAGCACCTTCAACATTGTATGTTGCTTTATATACAGTAGCACCTACCGATACAGGTGGTGGAACTGAAGCAACAGGCGGAGGTTATGTAAGACGATCAAGTACATTCAATGTATCTGGTACTAACCCAACTACCGCAACCAACCCATCAGCTATTGAGTATCCTACCGCAACTGCAAACATAGGAACTATCGTAGCAGTTGGTATTTTAGACGCATCAACATCTGGAAACTTATTAGCATACGCTAACCTAGACGCTTCCAAAACAGTAAGCACTGGAGATGTATTTAGATTTAATGCTGGTGATTTAGACATAACATTAGCTTAACGTCATGGCCAGTATAGGCTATAACAAAGGCTATTATTCCAGGTCAAAATATAACGATTTAGCTTTTCAAGCTGAAGCAACCGTATCCGCAACATCTGGCGCAACTGCTAGAAATACTGTATCAGGTGTAGCAACCATACAGGCAAATTCTAGCTTAACGGGATTTGCTAGAATACTATTTCAAGAGTCTGCAGCCATACAGGCAACCACAAACTTCTTAGCTGTTGGTGCTGACACAGAGATAGCAACTGCAACCATCCAGGCATCTACTAACTTTACAAGTATTGGTAGTAGAAAGCTTGGAGCTTTGGCAACCATATCAGCAGTATCAAATGTTACAGCTATTGGTAAAGACGCTGAAGAACTAAAAGCAACTATTGCAACAGTATCAAATGTTACAGCAATCGCTAGGGATGCTGAACAGTTACAAGCAACTATCCAGGCTGTATCAGACCTTGATGCGGTAGGCAGAGATACCGAACTAGGAAGTGCAACTATAGCTGCAACATCTAATGTTATAGCGATAGCAAAAGACACAGACCTAGGTAAAGTAACTATCGCAGCAGTATCTAACGTATCTGCACAGTCTGAAGTATTCAAGAAGATGGAAGCCACCATCAACCAAACAAGTGGCTTTAATGCAGTCGGTGGTTTAAAATGGGAAGACATAATAGTTCCAGGCGAAGACTGGACAGACCAAGTTGTTGGTAGTGAGAATTGGCAAGAGATAGTTGTATCATCAGCAACATGGACAGAAAATACAGCTCCTAGCAATACTTGGACAGACGCAACCAATCCATCTACGAACTGGGAAACACTTGATAAACAAGAGGCAGCTTAAATGGCAGATACATATACAACCAATCTAAACTTAACAAAACCAGAACCAGGTGCAGCAGAAGATACCTGGGGTATTTCTCTTAACGCTGACTTAGACTCTCTTGATGCTATTTTTAAAGCAGATGGTACTGGTAGTAGCATAGGCCTTAATGTTGGATCTGGAAAAACTTTAGCAGTTGGTGGAACACTAAATGTTACTGGTACATTTTCTTTAAGCGGTACAGCAATTACCGCAACTGCTACTGAATTAAATTATGTAGATGGTGTTACTTCTAGCATACAAACACAACTAGGCACAAAAATAGAAAATAGTGATGATGTTACTTTAGGTACTATCAGTTCTGGTGCAATTATCTCTACTGGTAATTCACAAATGGCCAACCTGGTTGTTACTGGGGATCTAACAGTACAAGGAACTACCACAACTATAGATACAACTAATTTAGATGTAAAAGACAAAAACATAACACTCAACTATGGAACTGGTGATACTTCAGCAAATGCTAATGGTGCAGGTATTACCATTCAAGATGCTGTTAGCGTAGGTAATGATGCAACTATTCTTTGGACTACAGCAAACGATACTTTTAATTTTTCACACCCAGTAAGTGTGACTGGTAATATATCAACAAGCAATTCTCTCATAGGTCAGGCGATAACTGTTAATTCTTCAGGATATGGAACTATAGAAGTAGGTGGTGTATCAGGTGCATACATTGATCTTAAAAGACCAAATACAGATGACTATGATTTAAGACTTATATCATTTGGTACTGGCGGGGAAATTGATACTGGTAGTGGTGATTTAGTAATTAAAAGACAGGGTTCTACTAGAATATCTACGACATCAACAGGCATAGACGTAACAGGAACAGTTACTAGTGATGGGTTGACTGTTGATGCTGCTTTAGCAACTATAAACGCACCTAGCAATAACGCAGATTTAATTTTAACAGAAGGTGGTACAAATACAGATGCAAGAATAAGAAATTCTAATGGTATTCTACAAATTGGTGCTGACATCAACAATGAGTTTGGTGCAAGTGAAATGCAATTTTCTGTAGATGGAAAAGAATTTTTAAGCATAGATCGTACTGGAGACATATCCTTCTATGACGACACAGGTACATCACAAAACTTAAAATGGGATGCAAGTGCTGATAGTCTAAACTTTGTAGATAATGCGAAGGCTACTTTTGGTGCTAGTAATGATTTGGATATATGGCACTCTGGAACAAACTCTTTTATTCAACATTTAGGAACAGGAGATTTATATATAAGAAATTTATCTGATGATAAAAGTATTCTTTTGCAAAGCGATAGTGGTTCTGGCGGACTTGCTACATATATTAATGTTAATGGTTATTCGGGTACTGTTACACTATCACACTATGGCTCTCAAAAACTTGTTACTGCTTCAACAGGCATAGACGTAACAGGAACAGTAACTGCTGATGGTGTATCTGTAGATGGCAACATAAATCTTGGTGATAATGATTCAATATATCTTGGAGATTCTAATGATTTAAGAATATACCATGATAGTGGTTCTAGTTTAATAAGAAATTCAACTGGTGATTTATATATACAAGATGATAATGGCAATATTTATATAAGACCAAAATCAGGACAAGATGGGTTAATTGCTATAGCTGATGGTGCGGTAACTTTGCACCATAGTGGTAATGCCAAACTAGCCACAACCTCAACAGGCATAGACGTTACTGGTAATACTGTTTCTGACAGTCTTACAGCTAACGGAAGTTTAAACGGTCTTAATGCTGGTTCAGTAATGCTTGATTATAACGGCTCTTCAGTAAGTAGACTTCTTGCTGTAGGTGCTGATGCAAACACTGTTGGAACTTTAAAGATTGTTTCTACCGCTTCAGATGGCGGCCCTTACATTGAGGCTTTAACTGTCAGCTCCACAGGCATAGACGTAACAGGAACAGTAACTGCTGATGGTGTTGTAAATAACCAAATAACAGAATTTTTTTCCTCTCAAAGCGGTCTTGTTTCATCAGGCTCAACTGCAAAAATTTATGCCACCAACACATCATTTGATGGTGTTAATGGTTCTTTGGTTTTACAAAGCAGACCTACTGCTGGAGCAGATGTATATATTGCTACTGGAGCAACTGCTAAAAAAGTTGCAAAGTTTTCAGATGGCGGAGACATCTCTTTCTATGACGATACAGGCACAACTCAAGGTTTCTTTTGGGATGCAAGTGCTGAATCGCTTGGAATTGGAACGACTAGTCCTTCAGGTAACCTTGAAATAGCTACATCTGCAAGTGATACAGGTGTTGACCTTGTTCTTGACGGAAATAGAACAAGTAATGGTGGCGTAGGTAGCATTATATTTAATAACAATGGCGATAGTGTTGGCATGATTCGTTCTAACAGAGCTTCAGCTAACGATGCTGCTGATATGTTGTTTTATACACAAGCCACAGGTGGCGGAAATACAGAAAGAATGAGAATAGACTCATCAGGCAACGTTGGAATTGGAACTGCTAGTCCTCGTTCAAATTATTCATTAGATGTTAGAAATGCTGGTAATAATGGCGTAAATATACAAGCTGGAGATGAAGCAGCCGATATAGTTTTATCTGTTGGTTCAGCAGGAACAGCAGATAAGTTTGTCATAACTTCGGGCGGTTCGGTTGGAATAGGCACAAGTTCGCCAGCAACGAATTTAACTGTTGAAGGTTCAGGAGCAAATGGAATTGAATTAAATCGCAATGGTGCAGATGCTTCACAAAGTGCAAGATTATTTTTTGATAGCTCTACAAGCGGTTATGCATTGATGAATGTTGCAGGTTCTTTAACCTTCAACTCAGGCTCAACTGCTGGTGCTTCAAGCGGAACAGAACGCATGAGAATAGACTCTTCAGGAAATGTTGGAATTGGTACTAGTTCGGCTTTATTTGATGTTTTAACTGTTGATGATTCAAATCCTAAAATTAGTATGCGTGACTCAGGTACAGAAAGGGCTTTCTTTGAGGTAGATTCGTCTGACAATTTTGTAATCAATAATAAATCAACTTCTGCAATGATACTTGAGACTTCCGATACAGAACGCCTAAGAATAGACTCATCAGGTAATGTGGGAATTGGTGCTGCACCTTCAACTCACACCTTAGAGTTATGGCGTTCAGGTGGAGACCACTTACTTTTAGGACGAGCTGGTGTAGGCACGTATGAACTTGGTGTTTCTACAGATAATGCGTTGACATTTGAAGATGGTGGCACAGAAAGAGCAAGAATAGACTCATCAGGCAGTCTAGTTTTACAAGATGGTACTGCTTATCAAACTAATGCACCTAATGGTAGAGGTAGTTTAATTTTAGCAGGTGCTTCGGGTGGTACTGGTTTTGGTGGTATAGAGTTTCATACTAATGCAGGAGGTGGAGCTGGGTATGGCACAAAAATAAGTGCATCTGATGCTTTTCAAATTTTTGAACGCAGGAATAATTCTGCTACTTGGTCTGAATCCATGAGAATAGACTCATCAGGCAACTTGTTGGTTGGGAAGACTTCAGCAAATGACTTCTCATCAGCAGGTGTGCAAATTGAACCTGCAGGACAAATAACAACATCTATAAGCGGAGACGCTGCATTGAAGCTTAATCGTGGTACTAACGATGGAAACATTATTGAGTTAAATAAAGCAGGTCAATTATCTGGCTCTATTGGTACTATGAACTTTGGTGATATGTATCTTGGTACTGATGATACGGGTATATATTTTAATAATGGTATAGACTCAATATCACCAATTAATACAACAAATCAAACTATAAGAGATAATGCAATAGATTTAGGTGCTTCAAACGCTAGATTCAAAGACCTTTACCTTTCAGGAACAGCTAACTTTGGAAGCCTATCAGATGGCACGATAACCATAACAGGATTTGTAGATCAAGATGATATGTCTTCTGATTCTGCAACACTATTACCAACACAACAATCAGTAAAGGCTTATGTAGATGCGAATAGCTTTACTATAAACAACAATGCAGACAATAGAATTATTACTGGTACTGCAACCGCAGGTACTTTAAACGCAGAAACCACTCTAACCTATGGTACTACAGGTGCGGACTTAGCAATTACAGGTGGCTCTATAGGCGGTGTTCCACCAATATTAAGATTAGAAGATGTAGGAAGTTCAGGCAAACTAACTGAACTAAACCACATTTCAGGAACTACAACCTTAATTTCAAGAAATGCTACAAGCAATGGTGTTATAAAGTTTGCAGGTCATAACGGAACATCAGAAACTGAGTATGCAAGAATAGACTCATTAGGTAAATTTGGAATTGGTACGAGTTCGCCTGATGGAAATTTGCATGTTAGCTCAGGCTCTGCTGGTACTGTTACAGCATCAACTGATGCAAATGAATTAGTTTTAGAAGCAACTACTAATGTTGGTATGACTTTACTAACTGGTAATTCTTCTATAGCTAGAATTAGATTCGGAGATGCAGACTCAAACGCTAGAGGTAATATATTTTATAACCACGCTAATGATTCATTAGGAATACAAACAGCAGCTTCAACTGCTATGACCATAAACTCATCAGGTAATGTTGGAATAGGCACAAGTTCGCCAAGTGCATTTATACATACAGAGGGTACAAGCAACGGAACAGAAACTTATGCTAAATTTTCTACAGGCTCGTTAGCAGGAGACCAAATTCTAACTGTTAAATCTAGTTCTGCAAGAAACCATATGGCTTTACAAGTCAATGCAGGTGGTGGTGCAGTTGATGATTTAGCTTTAAACCCAGATGGTGGAAACGTTGGAATTGGCACAACCTCACCAAGTGAAAAACTACATGTACTTACCACAGGGAATACAGTTGCAAAATATGAAACTTCGCTAACTTCAGACTTAGCAATAGAGCTTAAGAACTCTCAAGGCAGTATGTTCTTTGGGCTAGGAGGTGGAGAAGAATTTGCGGTAGGGACAACCTCTGATTTAAACGGAAGTGGTAATTTATTTACAATAAAACAAGATGGTTCAGTGGGAATTGGAACTGTTAGTCCAAGTCAACCTCTTCATGTTGATGCGTCTGGTGGCGGTGTTGTTAGAGTTACAAGATTGGGTAATTCTGCTAGTGCTTATGGTCAACTAGAGCATGATGGAACAAATACCACTTTAACATCTTCTGCACAATTAATTTTTAATAGTGGCGGAAGTGAAAGTGCAAGACTGGATGCATCAGGTCGACTAATTGTTGGCGGTACAACAGCAGGTGAAACTGGTGCTACAACAATTTATCCCAATGGTAATATTGCATCAGG